CGCCTTGGTTTGCAATCTCACCGAAATATGAGTTGTTGGTGATTGCGTTAGTAACAGCAGCCTTGCGTAGAGCAATCTGTGCCTGTTTGGAGTAGATAATCGGGGAGAAGTTCCCGTTAAATCCACCTGATGCGGATGTAATAGCCATTTGTTGATTCCTTTCAAAGATATGGCGTGAAGTTTAGACACTACATATTCACTGAAAGAGGCTCTTCATATTAGGGTAGTCAGCATTGCATGTTAGGATGGCCGTCCTGTAATGCGCTGGGCCTATACGTTGAGGTAGTTCTTTATTGTGGTTAGTGCTTATAAAAGCATACACACATATTTTGTGTATATACTATAGTTTTACTTATGAATCACTGTTTGTCAAGCTATTTCTTTGACATATCATAAATAAACTTTCCTTGGCGCTGGGCTTCAAATATCTCATCCATGCGCTTTTCATATTCTTTCATAGACATCTTGTCTACTTGTGATTCTCTTATATACTTAGATGCTTCATCATGCTCTGGTGTAGTGTTGCGTTTTGTACGGACAGAAGATGCAGCTTCTTTATCATTACTAGATGTCTTCTTACCAGTGATGCCTTTATCAACTTTGTACAAGTCAATCACACGAGCTACAGACTTAGCGTCATCTATATTCTCATACAGAGCATCTTGTACCCACTTAGGTTGATCCTTAGCCCATTCATGGAATATATCATCAGAGCGAATCTGACTAAAGTCAGGATGTATAGCCGCTAGTTCAGCTTCAGCTTTCTCACGCTTAGCTGTAATGCGTAACTCTTCGATCTCTTTCAAGCGAGTATCTAGTGATGCAGACTTCTCATCAGCTTTCTTTGTAGCAATAGCTTCTACGATACCTGCTACGTCTGGATACTTCTTAGCCCAAGCTTCTATCTCTGCGTTTGACTTAGGTAGTACAAGCTCATTCTTAGTAGCTGCATCTAGTTGCTTCTCTAGCTTTTCTAGCTTAGTAGCTACTTCCTTGTCTTTCTCTTGCATGTGCCGACGAAGATCACCATAGCGTTGCTTAAACGTCTTCTCTTCAGCGCTTAAGTTTGTATCATCTTCTTTTTGTGCTTTGGCTTTAGCTGGTGTTTCCTCTTTTTGTTCAGTATTACTTTCTGCCTGAACTGAGGTGTCCTCAGAGCTTTCGCTATCGGATTCACTATCAGCGGTTTCTTCCTGCGTTTCATTGTCTTCTTGCACCATGCCAGCTTGTTTCATAAGCTCACGTAGTTCTTCTTCATCACGATTAACTCGTGCCATGTTACGTAAATGTGATGCTGATTGCACCTCTACTTGTTCTACTTCAGCCATTGTTTACTCCTTATGTTGGGGCCAGCATTACTGCCAGGTAGCCTTATAGTTATTTATTTAGTTATCCAGCCGCTGCAGATATTACAGTATTAAACTCTCGTTCTTCATCTGCGTCTTTAGGTTGTATTGCACCTGAAACTATGTCACGTATTCTTTGCTCTTGTCTTTCTCTATCTACTCTATCACCTGAAGCACTACTAAACTTAGCTTCATGTCTTTCATACCTTTCAGCATCAGTAAGTTCAGTTGGTGCTGTAGCGGCTGGCTCTTCTGAACTAGAGTCATCCTTTTCAGTTCTACGTTTACCAGCAAACGATGCTCTTAATCCTGGGTTACCTTCTTTAATACCTGCCTCACCGTCAAAGCCTAAGAAGTCTCCTAACCATGTGTCACCGAATGATTTTTTATTATCTCCATCTAAATCAGCTAGTCCCTCAAACAAACCAGACTCACCACCAAAGATAGAACCTTTACGTTGTAAGCCAGACTCTTTAAATGCTTCTGGGTCTTCTGCTTCTAAACGATCTAGTACATCATTATACTGTGCTGCACCTGCTGTATTAACAAGAGCAGAAAAGGGTAGCCCTGCAAAAGAGGCAAGACCTGTAGCAACACTATTCATAGTGGATAGACCTTTAGCAGTCTGTGCTAGTTTATCTGTAGGTATAGAAGCTACATCAAACCCGCCATCTCCAGACATTCTATCTTTTCTTTTCTGCATTTCTTCTGCTGCAGATAAACGTTCATCATTGTCATCCCATCCTTCTGCGCCTTTTTCGTCACTAGCTGCATCTTTTTCGTCACTAGTAGGTGCTTCACCTTCTGTATAACCTGGTGGAATCATACCCATAGGTTCTCCATTATAGAAGGGTATAGTTATAGTCATACCAGCATCATTAACGAATTTGCGATACTCTAAACCACCTTGGGAGCCTGTACCAGCCATACCGAACTGTGATAAGTCAGGTTGCGATATATACTCAGGAAAGCTTAAACCACCTTGTTGAAAGCCCATAAGACCACCATTAGCAGCGCCTACCGCTTGTTCTTCTTGTGGGGCTTGAGCCATGATAGCCATAAGGTCTTCATCAGAAATACCAGCTTCACCTGTTTCCTCTTCGATAGGCTCACCACCAATACGACCATTAGATTCCATTTCAGCCAAGCCCATCTTAGCTTGTGCACGTAAGTCTTCAAAGAACTTGACCCCATAAAAGCGTAAAACATCAGCAGGGACAACATACTCTCCTTCACTTAACATTGCAGGAATATCATCACGTACTTCTTCTGGTAAAGATCCAGGTGGTACTTCGTTGCCTGATACAGGATCTACATCTGTACGACTAGACTTGAATACAGCTTCTGTTTGTTCGTCTTCATTTAATGCCATTAACTTTATCCCTCAAGTATTTTAGTCTACGTAATGCAAGTATACCGCCTTGCGTCTTGTGAATCTCTACCGTATGCTCTGATTGCTCTAAGCGTGTCTGCATTACAGCTATCTCTGCGTCTAACTCTCCACAAAATGCATCCCACTCAGCTTTATTGTTTACGAATGCTTTAAGCGACATTACCAGAGAAGCCTTCCTCACCTGGTGCTGGTGCTACGCCTGTACCAATAGTACCGCCACCTGCGCCTGTCTGATCCTGTGCTGCTGCCCCTGCTGGAACTGCTGGACCTTCTTGTCCTACTGGCGCTGGGCCACCCATAGCTGCTTCAGGGGGTGGTGCTGGTTGTTGGAACCCTTTAAGAATCTCAGCTTGGATAGCTGCATCCTGCATAGAGTTAGTCACCTTGTTAGGATCAAGGTCCATGCTCTTAGCAATCTCACGAATGATGTAATCCATCTTAGCGAAAGGTGCTAGGGCTGGGTTCTGTACTACACCCAAGAACTGCATTAGACGCTGTGAACGTACTTCGTTAGCCATCAATGACTCAGTACCGTTAGCCATAACCTCTAGGTCACCCTTGATACCTTCATCAAAGTCAAACTGCATGTTAAAGGCAAAGAATGCACGACCCATAGGTGCTAACAGGTAATCATCTACGTTCTTAACTACAGAGCGAATAGAACCATTAGCTGCAGACATAAGCATACTAATGCCACTAGCAGTACGACCCACTCCTGATACACCTGTCTGACCGTGTGCAAAGCTGGGGAATCCAGTACTTTCATCAGCCAAGACTCTAGCTTTATCAAAGAGTTGCATATTCTCTGCAGCAACGTTGGGGAACTTCGTGCCGAAGATGCCTTGTCCTGGTGCACCCCCCTGTCTGCGGAACACTTTGCCAGGGTACACAGACAGATCCTGTCCTGGGACCAAGTTTGTTTCATCTATTTCAATCAATAGGTTACCAGATAATACAGCATTGTCTACAGCCATTCTCATAAAGCCGTTCATTAATGTCTGTGTATCATCCATATTCTCTGCAATACCTACACCAAAGAAGCTATATGGGTTGTGCTCATATGGTACAGAATGATAAGGAATACGTGTTGGTTTGAATGGGTTAAGTACACAACGGATAATCTGACCATTACATATCCATATGTTAGCATTTACTTCTGCTAGCTTACTCAACTCACGAGGTATTTTAATGCCGTTCTCTTCTAGTAAGTCTGTATCAACAAAGCCCCAGAACTCTAACACTTCCCAGCGCTCCGTTTCAGATGGGTGACTATCGTCATCTTCCATCTTCATCTCCCAGTGCTTACGTACATAATCAGCACCAATGTCGATAGCTTTTTGAATAGAGTCATCTATAAAGTAAGGGCGTCCACGCAGACCACGTAGCTGATTGCGAGACATCTTGTGGCGCTCTACAACATACTCAGCATCATCCATGCTTGTAGCTTCTGGATCAGGATAGAAGTTCCACACGCTAACGTGGTTAGTAGCAGGTACAGTCTTGACTAGCGGATCGTAATCACCTTCTTCATTCCAGTTAGGGTATTCTTTATCTATAGCAAACGGGCCTTTCATTACACCCGTACCTAATAGAGCCATTTCAAAGGCCATACTACGTAAATGCTTAGATGCACCCGACTCGTTTAGCTGATCATGAATCTTCTTTTCCATCTTCTTAGCTGCTACCATAGCAGGATGGAATGTAACACTTGTAGGCGTAGTACCGTCACCCTCAATGATCTTGTCACTTACAGGGGCTAGCTTGTTCTGCATACCACCCAAACGTTTCATTAGAGTAGTACGTGTTTCACCAGGCTGTAGCTTTGTGTCAGGACCAATCAAGTAAGGCTTAGAAGGTTCTGCACCAAAGGCTTCTGATAATGCACCCTGCGCTGGGCCAGCATTAGGATCAACATTGATGTGTACGGATTCTGCTACACCGTCTGGTAGAACAGATGGCTCAACAGAAAGAGGGAACTTATTGTTACCGAATAATACGTCAACTATCTGTCCATACGCAGCTAGCGTTTTAGTCTTAGTTACTTTAACAAATACTTTAGACTTCTCGCTAGATGTGAACTGTACTTCTGGCCCGTAGATACCACGGTAGTTACGATAGGAGCGTAGCCAACGTTCTTCATCAGCAAATCGTGAATCCTCTGCACGTTTAAAGCGATCTGTTACAAAACCTACGATGTTGTTTAAGCTGCTAAACAGACTGTCATCACTTGATTCGGCTGCTACTACTTCGTCTGTTTCAAAGGAGAGATCATCTATTTCTGCCATTTACTTAGTATCCAAAAGTTGAGTCTGACATCTGAAAGCCAGAGTTTTGTTTTGCTGGGTTGAAGTCCCAGATTGAACTACGTGGTCTAGTCATTATACCGTAACGTAGTGCGTCATACAAGTGATCTTCAGCATTTGTATCCACGTCTTCAGGGTTCTTCTTGTCTAGCGGAATAGTAGGTATTTGCGCTATGGTATTGGTGCAGGTGGAGAAGAACACAAGTCTTGGTAGTTCAGTGAACTCATCCACCTGCAAACGGCGGTGAATCTCGTTCTTACCTGCAACCCTTGAGCCACGAGAGCGATCTGAAGGACGCCAACGACAACCCTTCATATTCATCTGCTCTGCAAGTGACGGGCCAGTATCACCTCTTTTATGCCAGAGGGACGAGTCTAACACGCCGTATCTTAGAGTCCCGTCATCTGCTTCAGCATCTAAGATAAGATCAGCTAAATCTGTAGCAGTAACCTTAGAACAATAAAGCTCTCTGTATACAACCAATTGTTCGTTTGGTGCAACAGCGAACCAGAGTACTCCTGTGTAGGAGCCGTAACCATAGTCGCAAGCTCTAAACTTAGGCCAGGAGTCAGGGATGTCGATAGGGTCAACAACGTGAATGATTCTATTAAATTCAGGGAACGCTGCTCCTTCGTTAACATCCCAGTTACCCTCAAGCAGTTGCTTGCGTTGGTGCTCTGGTAGTGACAAAAGCATTGCTTCGTAGTCACCAGTGTCTGCTAGATAAGGATTGTCAAACAGACTAGCAGGAATAAACCTGCGCTTAAATAACGGTTCCCCTTCACGGCTATGCCCTCTAGGGAATGTGATAGTATCACCTGTCTCAATGTTCGTAGCCCAGAAAGCTTTATTAGAAGGTGAAGGGTCAATGAACATCTTCTTAACCCATGCATGACCGCTTCCACCAGGGTTAGTAGTACCACGCATGTACAAACCTAAACTGCTACTGTGTGCAGACCTCAAGCGACTTCGCATATAGTCCCACGCATAGGGAGTAGGCCATTGCGTTAGTTCGTCGAACCCGATCCAGTTAAACGCTTGACCTTGGTAACGAGTAACGTCCATGTCTTTGTCAAGGTACGACATCCAAAGCCTACCGCCCCTTGGACTAATCCACTGACTTTTACGCTCAGACCACTTAATACCTGGAACGGCTTTAGGATATAACTCTTGGCTTTTCTGTATAAGCTCACGTAATTCCTCCGTAGTATGGCGTACTAATAGACCACTAAAGTTAGGGTCATTTAAACCGTGAAGTGGGTCAGCCAGCATGGCATAACTCTTACCACCACCAGCCGCCCCACCATACAAAACTTCCCTTTCAGATGCGCTTAGGAAGCTTGTCTGTGGCCCTGGGTTTGGTTTGAATACTACTTCTTGAGCAATATCAACGTCAAACTCAGGAGCTTTTACTTGTGCTGCTACAGTCTCTACTACAGGCTCACTCTTCTGGGGTGATGATACGGTAGGCTCCGATCTTTTCTTCTTCGAGCCTTTTGATCTCCTGTAGCGTTTCTTCGAGCCGCTTGGCAAGCTTGCGCTTAATTGTAGCTGCTTTCTTACGTCTTCGCTCAATGTCTACCCTTTTCTTTAAACCCATGTGTGAGATATAGCGGCCTGTCTGTCTATGTAGCCATATAGCAACTTCACGGTAACCATACTGCTTTAAGTGACGCTTTGCAAGCTCTAATGCTTCTAACTCATCAGGTATGGGTTCTAATAACTTTTCTTTCTCAGGGTGTACTCTGTATCCGAAAGGCACGGTGCGTGTTGTTCTAACTATTACGTGCCACTGTCTCTCTTCACCTTTGTGTGGTTTGGGTAGCTCCCAATACCCCAAAGATTCACGATTCATTACTACTCGTTTTTACCTTCCTTGGATGGCAGGATAAACACCCCACCACTACTTGAACCTACATCAATCTTGTCTACCTTACCAAGTCCTGCACGATCAAGTAAGTCTTTAGCTGCTGACATCTTATCACGAATACCTAGTTCAGTAGGATCATATAAAGCACCAACCATAGCCATAGCAGCTTTAGGTGCAGTACGAGCAAAGTAAGTACGTGTCTTATCTGCTATCTCATCCTTAAGCGATTCTACAATAGCACCTGTGCTAGATGCTTCACTATACCCTGCCAACTTCTTAGCGGCAACTACGTCACCACCTGCTTCATCAAACAGTACTTCTAAGAACCGCTGCTGGTTTTCTGTTAGTTGTCTGGTCATTGTAACGTCCTTAAGTAAATTAAACCAACAAGACTACCCGTAATAACTAGGAACAACACAAACCCTGCTCCCCACTCTATTAACTTACGCTGCATCTCTATTCGTTTATGATCGTGTTCTTTCTTCTGCTTTCTTATATCAGCCTCAATACGTAGAAGCTCATCCCAGTGTGAAGGACCATACATAACACAGATGTAATCCTTCAGTTCCTTACGCATAGACTCAGCTTTCTTCTTAGCTGCGAATATCTCCATTGCTTCTGCTTGAACGCCACCACCAAGGGTTTTATACCAAGGTGGTTTAGCGTTCTGTCTGTCAGCAAAGTCCAAGTCACTTATAGCACCAGCCCATTGTGTTAGCTGACCGCCCATGTCTTGTAAGTCCTTACCTACCGCAATGCCCTTCTTAAGAGCGTTAAATGCGGTAGTTGCTAAACCTATAGCGGTTACTGGATCTATCACTGTAGGAACCCCCTCTTCTAAGCCCACTACCTGTCTGTCTATCTGTATCACCTGATGATACATTAGCTAAAACAGCTAAACTTAGAATAAGGGGAAACTCCTTATTTAACCTCACTGTTCGTTGCCGTATACACGATTGTATATCTCTCCTCTTGATATACCT